GTGCCAGTCTCGCGCGCAAGCTTGCTGGCATCGGACCGGAACAGGCTTGAGGCATTCTTCGCACGCCTTGGCGCGCGCGAACTCGCAGTTCTCCGCCATGACTGGCCGGTCTGGGCCAGGCCCGAGCAGCTGCCGCCGCACGGCAGCTGGACGACCTGGCTCTATATGGGCGGGCGCGGCGCGGGCAAGACGCGCGCCGGCGCGGAATGGATTCGCGCCCGCGTCGCAAGCGGCACGGGCCGTCGCATCGCGCTTGTGGCTTCGACCGCCGCCGACGCACGCGATGTGATGATCGAAGGCGAGAGCGGCTTGCTCGCCATCTCCCACGCATGGGAGCGGCCGGATTTCGAGCCATCCAGGCGCCGTCTCATCTGGCCCAATGGCGCGGTGGCAAAGCTCTACAGCGCCGAGAGGCCGGACGCGTTGCGCGGGCCGCAGCATGACACGGCCTGGTGCGACGAGCTCGCCAAATGGACATATCTCGAACAGGCCTGGGACAATCTGCAGCTGGGACTGCGCCTTGGGGCCGCGCCGCAGCAAGTGATTACAACGACGCCGCGCGCGCTTGCCGCGCTCAAATCCATCATCGCGCGCAGCGACACGGTGCTGACGCGCGGTACAAGCTATGATAACCGCGCCAATCTGGCGCCGGCCTTCTTCGCCGAGATCATCCGGCGCTACGAGGGCACGCGCTTCGGGCGCCAGGAGATCGACGCCGAACTGCTCGAGGATATCGCGGGCGCGTTGTGGACGCGGCGGATGCTCGATGCGGTACGACTTGCGCAGGGCACGGCGCCACCACAGATGGTTCGGGTGGTGGTCGGAGTCGATCCGTCCGGCACGCGCGGCGGCGACGATCGCGACTCGGTTGGAATCATTGCCGCCGGCAAGGGCGTCGATGGGCTCGGTTACGTGCTCGCCGATTTCACCTGTTCGCTCTCGCCTGCGGGCTGGGGCCGGCGCATCGCCGAAGCGGCTTGCGCGCATCGCGCGGATTGTGTGGTCGCGGAAGCGAATTTCGGCGGCGCCATGGTGGAGAGCGTGCTCGCCGCGGCGAACGTCGGCGCGCGGGTGAAGATGGTGACGGCGAGCCGCGGCAAGATCGTGCGCGCCGAACCTATCGCCGCACTCTATGAGCAGGACCGGATCAAACACACCGGCGCGTTTCCGGCGCTGGAAGACCAGCTCGTCGCCTTCACAACGGACGGCTACGTCGGCGGCGGCTCCCCCGACCGCGCGGACGCAATGATCTGGGCGCTGACCGAACTGATGCTGCAGGACAACGCAATGGAGCCGTGGTTCGCCCAGGCGCGGGCGGCGGGGTTCAGATTGTGAGCCCGATCGGCGAGTACCCCTCACCCGCAATGTGCAGGTGACGACAGTCTTTCGCGCATCCCTCTCCCACAAGGGGAGAGGGGAAGAGTTCGTGCGCTGCACGAGCATTTGGTCATGCAACGCACTGCATTACCCCCTCTCCCCTTGTGGGAGGGGGATGCAGGTACGTATCTCTCAATCGCTTCAGTGCGGGTGAGGGGTACCAAACAAAGGCATCTCATGCCCAAGCTCACTGAACCAGGCACGCGGGTGGCGCCGTTTCCCCCCGGGCTCATCACGCGTGCGGGCGAGGCGGCGCGCTACGTCATTAGCGGCGTGGCGCCCGCCACCTGGTTCGGGCCGATGCAGCCGCTCAAGCCGATGGCGCCGGAGGGCACGGGCGGCCGCGCCTTCGACTATCCGGTCGGCTACAATCTCCAATATGAGCCGCGTTACGACGAGCCGGTCGGTTTCGAGACGCTGCATACGCTGGCCGACAATTGCGACCTGCTGCGCCTCGTGATCGAGACGCGCAAGGACCAGATCGAGGGCCAGGAGTGGGATGTGCGGCCGCGCAAACTCCCGGACGGCACGCATCCGGCGGCGAGCGGATTCGCAGCGGAAATCGCCGACGCCAAATGTTTTTTCGCCTTTCCCGACCGGGAACACGATCTTGCCGCCTGGATCCGGCTGCTTGCGGAGGAATTGTTCGTCACCGACGCGGCCTCGATCTATCTGAGGCCCGACCGCGGCAACCGCATCTACGGTTTCGAGATTCTCGACGGTTCCACCATCGCCCCGCGCATCGATGCCTGGGGCCGCACGCCGGCCGCACCGGACGTCGCCTATCAGCAGGTATTACACGGCGTGCCTGCCGCCGATTTCAGCCGCGACCAGCTCCTCTATTTCCCGCGCAACCGGCGCCCCGGCCATGTCTATGGCTATTCGCCGGTCGAGCAGGTTATCCTCACCGGCAACACGCTGATCCGCCGCGAGCTGCACCAGCTCGCCTTCTACACCGACGGCAATCTCACCGATGGCATCTTCATCGCGCCGCAGGGCACGACGAAGGACCAGCTGACGGAGTGGCAGCTTTACTGGAATTCGCTGTTCGCCGGCAATGCGCCCTCGCGGCGCCACGGCATGTGGGTGGCGAACGGCACGGATTTCAAGCCGCTCAAGCCGCCGCAACTGAGCGATCCCTTCGACGAATTCCTGGCGCGGCTGATCTGCTTTGCCTTCTCCATCAGCCCACAGCCTTTCGTCTCGATGATGAACCGCGCCACGGCGGAGACGGCGCATGACGCCGCCGTCGAGGAGGGGCTGGTCCCGGTGCTGAACTACTTCCGCCGCCTGTTCCGCATCCTGTTCGACCGCATGGGCTGGAGCGACATCGAAATGGTGCCCGTGGACGACCGCGAAACGGATCCCAAGACCGCCGCGGAAATCGACGTGGCCGACGTGGCTGCCGGTATCCGCACCATCAACGAAGTCCGCGCCGCCCGCGGCCTGGCGCCGCTGCCCGACAAGTAGTCTTCACGCGGAGGCGCGGAGCCGCAGAGGGAATAAAGCTTGTCATCCCGGCCGCGAAGCGAGCCGGGACCCAGTTGGCACCCCTCCGCGCGCAGGAAGTCACTTCGCTCGCGGACGCTCGCTACTGGGTTCCCGCCTTCGCGGGAATGACAGTTTTGGTTTGTTTCTGCGGCTCCGCGCCTCCGCGTGAACAATCTTTTCCTCCGGCGCTGTCCCCGGCCCTGAGCCGGGGTCGCGCCACCTCCCCCCGAAGTGCGGGGTAGCAAACACACAGGAGCTATCACATGGATTTTCGCCTGTTCATTCCGATCACCAAGGTCGATGTCGAGAAACGGCTCGTCTACGGCACCGTCGCGGAGGAAATTCCCGACAAGGCCGGCGAGATCATGGACTATGAAAGCGCCCGGCCCGAATTCGAAGCCTGGTCGTCGGAGATCGCCAAGGCGAGCGACGGCCGGAGCCTCGGAAACCTGCGCGCCATGCATGGCCAGGTGGCGGCGGGCAAGCTCGAGAGCCTCGCCTTCGACGACGCCGGAAAGAGAATCGAATGCTGCGGCAAGGTGGTCGACGACGCCGAGTGGAACAAGGTGTTGGAAGGCGTCTACACCGGCTTCTCGATGGGCGGGAAATATCTGAAGCGCTGGCAGGACACGGCGAACCCGGAACTCACGCGCTACACGCCGCAGCCTTCGGAAGTCAGCCTCGTCGACAATCCCTGCATTCCGACCGCGACCTTCGAAGTGGTGAAGGAAGACGGCACGACCGAACTGCGCAAGTTCCGGAGTGGCGCGCTCGCCAAGGTCGGCGCGCGGCATTCGAAAGCCGATCTCGAACGCGTGCAGGCGATGCACGACACCGCGGTCGCGCTTGGCGCGACCTGCCCACCCGGCGGCGATACGGACGACGACAACACCGATGACGATGACGACGACGATGACGACGAGGAGACCCAGAAGCTCGCCAAGCGGGCGATCGACACGCACCACGCCATCACACTGGTACTCGACAAAGTCGCCTCGTTGATCGAAACGCACGGCGCGCGCATCGCCGCGCTCGAAGCGCAGCCGCAGGCGGGTGGACCCGTCGTGCGCGGCGCGCGGACCATTTCGAAGAGCGAAGACATCGCCGGCACGCAGAACGCCGCGACGGGCGATGCGGTCACCACCTTCCGCAAACATCTCGACACGCTGGCGCCGGATGAGCGCGCGCTCGCGCTGATGAAATTCAGCCTCGCCAATCCGCTCGCCTCCGCCCCGAATGCGAGGCGGTAACAAAGAAAGTTCTTAACGCGGAGTACGCGGAGGTCTCGCAGAGGACGCTGAGGAAAAAAGCGCGCGTTCGCGCGCAATACTCCTCCGCGTCCCCCGCGCGTCCTCCGCGACCACTGCGTTGATCTTTCGTTCACTCAACACCAGCAAGGAAACACACAAATGAACATCACCTCGGAAACCATGGCGCTCATGAAGGCGGCATTGAAGAACTCCTCCGCCGACCTCGCCAAGGCCGTCACCACCGCGCAAGGTTTGACGTTCTACGACCTGCAGGCGCCGTCGAAGAATCTCTATCCCACCATCACCAAGCTCCGGAACATGACGCCGCGCGTCGGCCGGCCGGCCGGCTACGGCACCGCCTGCAACTGGAAGGTCGTGCAGGCGATCGCCGGTTCGGGCTTCGATGCGATGGGCTGGATCCCGGAAGGCCAGCGCTCGGGCTCCATGAGCTACACCACGGCGAATGTGAGCGCGCCCTATGTGACGCTCGGCGAAGAAGATTACCTGACCTTCGAAGCGGAAGCCGCGGGCGAAGGCTTCGAAGATCTGAACGCCACCGTCTCCATGCGCCTGTTGCAGAAGACGATGCGCAAGGAGGAGACGGGATTGCTGGCCGGCAATTCGACGCTGGCGCTGGGCACGCCCGCCACGCCCGTGCTCAGCGCGCCGGCAAACACGGATTCCACACTTCCGACCGGCACCTATTCGGTGATCGTCGTCGCGCTGACGGCGGAAGGCTGGCTCAACTGCAAGGGCAGCGCCTCGCAGGGCTTTATCCCGTCGAAGACGATCACGGGCATGGACGGCAACACCTACACGCTGAACGGCGGCAATTCGAACAAGTCCGCGAATGCGACCCAGGCGGTGACGATCAATTCGACCATGCTGGCTGCGACCGCGACGCCGATCCAGGGCGCGGTCGCCTATGCCTGGTTCGTGGGCACGGTGGGCTCCGAAACGCTGCAATCCATCACCACCATCAACAGCGCGACCTTCTCTGCGCCGCTCGCCTCGGGCCGCCAGGCCGCGACCGCGGTGACAACCGACAATTCCAACAACGGCGCGCTCGCCTTCAATGGCTATCTGGTCAACGCCTTCCAGTCGGGCACCCTCACCACCCAGCCGACCGGCACGGCGGGCACCGGCACGCCGCTCACTTCCTCCGGCCGCGGCTCGATCAACGAGATCGATGCCATGCTGAAGGCGATGTGGGACGCCTACCGCATCGGCCCCACGGTGATCTTCGTGAGTTCGCAGGAACAGCAGAACATCACCAACAAGGTGCTCTCCAACGCGAGCGCGCCGCTCCTGCGCTACGACGTGAGCGCCACGCCGGGCCAGCCCTACGCCATCTCCGCCGGCGGGCAGATCCGCTACTACTACAATCCCTACACCGGCGGCGGCATGGAAAGCGGACCGGGCGGCGGCGACACCATCCCGGTGGTGGCGCATCCCGATCTGGTGCCGGGCACGATCTTCGCGCATTGCGAGAAGCTGCCGGAATGGTACCAGTCGAACGAGGTGCCCAATGTCGCCGAAGTGATCACGCGGCGCGACTATTACCGCGTGGACTGGCCGCTGCGCACAAGGCGGCGGGAATACGGCATCTATGCCGAGGAGGTGCTGGCGGTGTATGCGCCGTTTGCGCTTGGGATCATTACCAATATCGCGAACGGGTAAAAGGTACCCCTCACCCGCAGTTGCGCGGTTGAGAGACCTTATCTCGCACCCCTCTCCCCTTGTGGGAGAGGGATGCAGTTCAAGCCCCCTCAAACGCACAGATCGAGGTGAGGGGGAAACACGGATTTTCGAAGCATGGCCCTCTACGATCTTTGCCAGCTCGCCGACGTGAAGGCGTGGCTCGGGCGGACGGATACGAATTCCGACGCGGTGCTCGCAGCCATCATCACGCGGACCAGCCGGCAGATCTATTCGTACCTCCAGCGCGGCCTCATCCTTCCCCATACCGTCACCGAAACGCGTGATGGTCCCGGCGGAAGCACGCTGGTGCTGCGGCAATGGCCGGTGATTTCCGTCACCTCGCTGACGATCGGAGATCAGCCGATCCCTCAGCGCGGTTCGGTTTGCGCCGCGGGCTGGGCCGTCGAAGCCTGGGACGGCACGCCGCCGGGACGCGCGCAGACGCTTTCGCTGCAGGGCTGGTACTTCGGGATTTCCTTCCCCGGTGCTCCGAACGCCCAGAACGTGCAGATCGTCTACCAGGCCGGCTATCAGGCGAGCGCCGAACCGCAGACCGTGACCAATGCGTCCGCAGCCGCGCTCGCACCCTATGGCGCCTGGGCGAGCGATATGGGCGTGACCTATGCGGACGGCACGCCACTCACCGCCGTCGCAGGGCCACCCGACATCGGACAGTATCAGCTCACGCCGGGCCAGCCCGGCTCCTACACCTTCAACGCCGGCGACGATGGCGCCGCGATCCTGATCTCCTACGGCTTCATCCCCGCCGATCTCGCCGACGCCTGCATCGAACTCGTCGGCGAACGCTTCAAATACGCCCAGCGCATCGGCGAGACGAACCACAGCCTCGGCGGCAACGAGACCGTGGGATTCAACACCACGCGATTTACGCCGCTCATCGCCGCGCTGCTTCAGCCCTACCGCAACGTGCTGCCGATGTGAGCGGGGCCTGGAACAAACGCCGTGCGTGCTTCGACAGGCTCAGCATGAGGGGAGTTATAATGCCATCAACACCCGACCACTGCCAATGCAACTCCAGCTTCCCTCATCCTGAGCCTGTCGAAGGACGCACAATGCCGGTGCAGGCCAGCACATGATCACAACCCGGATCGATCCGACTCCGGCCATCGCGAAGCTCGAGGTGATGAAACGGCGGCTGCGCGCGGGCGTGCGGGCGGAGGTGGAGAACGGCGCGGCGCGGCTCTTGTCGCGCGTGCAGGCGAAGCTTTCGGGCGAGGTGTTGGAGGCGCGCTCAGGCGCTCTGCTGCGCAGCATCCAGGCCGAGACCAATGAGGACGAAGACGGATTTGGCGCGCAGGTGTTCAGCGACGGTTCGGTGCCTTATGCGCGCATCCAGGAATATGGCGGGCGCGTGAATATCCCCGCGCTCACGCCGGTGCATGCGAAGGCGCTCGCCTTTGCATATGGCGGCAGGATGGTCTTTGCGAAATCCGCTGCCGCCCATGTCGTCGATATCCCGGAGCGGAGCTATATGCGATCTTCCCTTGCCGAGTTCGCGGACGCCTTCACCGCCGACATCCGCCGGATCGTCTCGGACGCGCTTTCGTGAGCGAGCCGCAATTCGCCCGCGAGGCGATCTATGCCGCACTCTTCGCCCTGGTGAGCAGCGCCGCCGCCTTCCAGACGGTGACTCGCCGGATCAAGGAATATTCCGATGTGGACCAGGCGACGCAGCCGGCGCTCCTGCAGGTCGAGCTGGGCGAGAATTGGAATACGCGCGTCGGCCTGCCGCCCGTGGTGACGCTGAGTTGCCGGCTGTTCGTCTATTGCGAAAGCAACGATCCGACCGAGCCTGTTTCCACACAGATGAACGCGCTTCTCGATGCGGTGACGGGTGCGCTCGCGCCGCCCATCCTGCCGCACGGCCCGTTCCGCCAGACGCTCGGCGGCCTGGTACAGAACGCCGCCGTCGCGGGTGACATCACGATTGCGGAAGGACTCTCAGGTCAGTCCGAGGCGGTGCTTCCCGTCGAGATTCTCGTCAACGCGTAAATGAAGAATCTCACGCGGAGGCGCGGAGCCGCAGAGCCATTTTACAATGAGGCAGTGAGGTTTTATGCACGCATTCGCGCGCAATCGATTCTCACCGTCTCACTGCCTCATTGTGAATCCGTTTTCTTTCCGCGACTCCGCGACTCCGCGTGCAAATTTTTTCTTGAAAAGGACAAAAACGGATGCAACTGAACTTCGGCGTGGGCACGGCCATCGGCAAGCGCACCGATATCGCCAATGCGAAGCCGTCCTTTCTCGGCGTGCTGCAGGATCTGGAGATCGACATCGCGGTGACGCTGAAAGAACTGACCGGCGCCTACAAGATGCCGGTCGATGTGGCGCCCTCGGGCATGAAGGTCACCGGCAAGTGCAAATTCGCGCGCATCCAGGGCGCCACCGTGAACAACCTGCTGCTCGGGCAGACGGAAACCGACGCCGCCGGTATCGACATGGCGGTGGCGGAATCCTTCAGCGTGCCCGCCTCCTCGCCCTACACCTACACCGTCGCGAACGGGACGAAATACATCGAGGATCTCGGCGTCTTCTATGCGGCCGGCGCGCAGCTGCAGCCGGTCGCTGCCTCGCCCACGCAGGGCCAATATATCCCCGGCGTCGCCGGCACGGGCACGCTCACCTTCTCTTCGGCCGATGCGGGCGCAGCCCTCGTCACCTATTACAGCTACACGGCGACGTCGCTCGTGCAGCTCTCCCTTGCCAACCAGTTGATGGGCACGGGACCCGTGTTCGAACTGCAGGCGAAGCAGGACTATTTCGTGCAAGGGGTGGAGAAGAAGTTGATCCTCAAGCTCAACGCCTGCCGTGGCAGCAAATGGACGTTGCCGTTCAAGAACACCGATTACACGATCCAGGATTTCGAATTCACCGCCTTTGCCGATCCCAACAACAACTGGGGAACCTTCGCGTTCAGCGAGTAGGACATCGGGCCGAAAGATCAACGCGGTGGGCGCGGAGGCTTCGCGGTGGACGCGGAGGAAGAATTGCGCGCTTCGCGCACGTAGCGCGCCAAACACCTCCGCGTCCTTTGCGCATCCTCAGCGCCCTCTGCGTTAAAAGGCGATGCCCGAGCCAGTCATAACCATTGCCGGACGAGCGTGGCGCATCCCGTTGCTCGCGCCGCGGCAGAACCGGGTGGTAATCGCGGGGCTGATGGATCTGGGCGGGCGGCCGGAAGCGCAATACGACACGCTGCTCGATATCGTTTTCGCGGCACTGACGCGCGCCCATCCGGCGCTCGCGCGCGAGGAATTCGACGACTGGCCGATCGCGACATGGGAGTTGCTCGACGCGCTGCCTGTGATCGCGAAGCAGACGGGATTTCTGCGCGGCGCGGCCATCCGCGCGGAAACACGCATCGAATTACCTGACTGGGACGCTGTCATCGCGCAATTCGTGAATTTCCTGCCGGGTACCACGTGGGATTACTGGGAAGACGCGCTCACCGCTCCTCGCCTGGAAGCGATGCGGGAGGAATGGCGCAAACATCTGCCACTGCCCGTGCTCGCCGCCGCCTGGCTCGGCTACAAGCCCCGCCCGCGCGATGGCGAGGCGCTTGAAGAACTGCTGCGGCTGTTTCCAAACGGCAAGCTGCGTCTCAACTGATTTCCCTCTCCCCCATTACCAACACGAGCACACATGCTTCAAAGTTTACACAGGCTCCCGGGCACGCACCCCGCTTTCCTCCGACAGCGTGGGGGAGGAAATCCAGTGCGTTCGCGGTTCAGACAAGCATTCGAATGCAGGCAATCAATGACAAACAAAATCACTCCACCGGATACGCCCACCATCGTCCTTGCCGGGCGCGCATGGCCCATCCCGAGGCTTGCGCCGAGGCAGAACCGGATCGTGGTGCCGGCGCTGCTGGAACTCATTCCAAGGATTCTCCGGGCGCGCGACGAGGCGGCGGCCGCCGGCGAAACCGGCGGTTTCGCGCAGGTCGCGCGCTATCTCGATACCGCCGCCTATGACCGGCTGACCGAGATTGCGTTCCTGGCGTTGACGCGCGCGCAGCCCGATCTCGCCCGCGCGGCGTTCGAAGACATGCCCATCGATACGTTCGAGCTGATCGGCGCGGTTCGCGTCATTGCCCTGCAGGCGGGGCTGATCCGGCGCGCGGGAGAGACGGATGAGCGACGCGGTTGAAATCGCCTTTCGCGCGGATCTCGCCGAGCTTGAATCCGGCACGGCCGACGCGGTTGCGCTGCTCAATGGTGCCGCGGGCCAGATGGCCGACGCCTTCGCGGGCAAGGGGGATACGCGCGAGGCGGACGAGGCGCAGCGCATTGCCGACGAGAAAATCCGCATCGAAGAACAGGTCTCCCTCAAGGAGATCGCGATCGAGACGGACCGCAACAATTTCCTCTACCAGATGGGCGAGGAATCGCTCGACCAGTGGAAATCGCAAGCCGCCGCGGAGGAGAATGCCAGATATGCGGCGGAACTCGCCTGGCTCGACAAGAAGACGGCGGCCGACCAGGGCAATGCCGCGGCGGAAGCGCGCGATCTCGAACAGGGCGCCCTGCTCTATCAGGATCATGTGCTGGCGCTGCAGAAGATCGACGAGCAATATGCGCAGCGCAAGCGCGCCCTCGACCAGCAGGAATTGCAGGAGTTCATCTCCGCCGACAACGCCAAGCTCCAGGACGGCATCCGCGCGCTCGATGCGGAATACAAGGAGCACCAGATCACAGCGCAGCAGCGCTATCAACTCGAACAGCAGCTCACCGAACAGATCTATGCCGAGGAACTGAAGCGGCTCGATGCGGAGCTGGCCACGCTCACCCAGGGCACCAAAGCGTATCAGCAGGCGATGAACGAGCGGCAGAAGCTCGAACAGCAGTTCACGAAACAATCCGAGGCCAACACCAACCAGCTCGCAACCGAGGAGGCGGCCAAATGGACCCAGCTCGGCAATTCGATCAAATCGAGCTTCAACTCCGCACTCGACGGCATGATCTTCGAGGGCCATTCCTTCGAGCAGTTCATGCTTCAGGTGACGGAAGGCGTGCTCAAAGCCTTCCTGACGATGGGCGAGCAGATCGCGGAGAACTGGATCGAAACCCAGATCGCCGCGATGTTCGAAACCAAGACGACGCAGGGCACCACCGCGCTGGGCCAGGTGCAGGACGCCGCGGCCGTGGCGGGCGCCAATGCCTATTCGGCCTACGCCGCGTATCCGCCCATCGCCGCGGCCATGGCGGCCGATGCCGTCGCCACCACGGAAGGGTTCTCCGGCCTGATCGCGCTCGCCACCGGCGCCTGGGATCTGAAGAGCGATACCGTGGCCCAGCTGCACAAGGGCGAAATGGTGGTGCCGGAGAATTTCGCCTCCGGCCTGCGCGGCAACGGCGGCGGCCTCGGCGCCGGCGGCGACGTGCACATGAACTATTCCCCGACAGTCAATTCGCGCGAGCCCGCCACGCTCTCCCAGATGCTCTCCCGCGAGTCGGGCGAGATGCTCGGCTGGATGAAGCGGCAGATGCGCAACGGGGCGCTGCGGGCCTGATCCGGCGGCGCGCATGAGCTATCCGACCTATCCCCGCGACCTGCCCGGGCTCGCCTATTCGCAGATCCGCCGGCCCAAGCACAATGTGTCGGTGCAGGCGCATCAGTCGGGCGGCGAGGTGCGCATGTCCTACTGGGCTGAGCCGCTCTGGGAATGGGACCTGACCTACGAAGTGCTGCGCAGCGGCTTCCGCAACGGTCGCAGCTACACCGAATTGCAGCAGATCGAGGGACTGCTCCACGTCACCAATGGCGGCAACACCGGCTTCCAGTTCCACGACGACGACGATTACCAGCGCTTCCAGACGGACCTCGGCGCCACGGACGGAACGACCACGGCCTTCGATCTCGTCATGTACCAGGGCGCCAACCCCTACATCGCCGGGCCGTATCACATCGGCTTTCTCGACACGACACAGCCGTTCAACCTCTATGTGGACGGCAGCCTCGTCGATATCTCCGATCCCACTTACGGCTATTCGCTCGCGACCGGCACGCCGATGAAGCAGCAACTTGTGTTCAATGCCGCGCCGCCGTCCGGGCACGCGCTGACCGCCGATTTCCAGTTCCTCTACTACGCCCGTTTCCAGGCCGATTCGCTCGACCTGGAAAAGTTCATGCACCAGCTCTGGGGCCTGAAGAAGGTCACGCTGACGAGCCTGCGGTACTGAGATGCGCACGTTCATCGACGGCAACGGCGGGGGACCGGCCTTCCTCGCCTCCCGCGAACCCTGCTTTGTCGGCGAGCTGTTCACCTATGTGCTGGCGAGCGGCACGACGTACCGCTGGACCTCGTACGACATCAGCCTGACGGTCTCTGGCAATACCTGGCTGGCGCCGATCGACGGCGCGCCGCTCGTCACCCGCAACCGCTTCGGGGTGAAGAACACGGTCGAAGTGCCGGAACTGGAGCTGCGCCTCGGCTGCACCGACACGCTGCTGTCGAACCTGAAGACGCAAATCCACAACGGACTCTGGGACGGGGCGCGGGCGGAGATGGACCGCGTGTTCATGCCGGCGCCCGGCGACACGCAATACGGCTATGTGCTGCTGTTCAACGGCCGGCAGTCCAGCGCGGTGATCGACGCGGAAGGCGTCACCATGACCGCCAAGGGCGACAATGTGCTGATGAACCAGCAGGCGCCCCGCAATCTCTATCAGACCAACTGCCTGCACACCTTCTGCGACGCCGGCTGCACGCTGGACGCGAACGATTATACGTTCGCCGGGATCGCCGTTGCCTACGGGTCGAGCGCCACGCGGATCGTTTATACGCCGCCGTCAGGCTTCACCGGCGCGCAGTTCACGCAAGGCGTCTTCACGATGACCAGCGGCGCCGCCATCGGCCAGGTCCGCACCATCCGTTTCGCAAACGACACCGAACTTCTGCCGACCTATCCGCTCTACGACGCGCCGGCACGGGGCGACACGTTCAACCTGCTGCTCGGCTGCGACCGCCAGCAGACAAGCTGCCAGAATCGTTACCCTGTTGCCGGTGGGGGGCCAATCAGCAACATCCAGCACTACCGCGGCTATCCCTACACGCCGCAGGCGTACATCGCGGTATGAGCGATTTACAACGCGCTGCCTTCATCGCCGAAGCCAAGACCTGGCTCGGCACGCCGTTCCGCGACCAGGCGGATGTGAAGGGCGGCGGCGTCGATTGCGCCATGCTGCTGGTGCGCGCCGCCGTCGATACGGGCCTCGTGCCGCCGTTCGATCCGCGTCCGTACCCTCCGCAATGGCATTTGCACCGCAACGAGGAGCGCTTCCTCGCCATCGTGAGCCAACTCGGCACGGAGAAGCCAAACCCCGCGGGCCTGCCCGCCGAAGCCCTGGCGCAGGCGGGGGACGTGATCGTGTACCAGGTGGCGCGCTGTTTCGCGCATGGCGGCATCATCGTCGAGACCCCGCGCTCAAGGTGCGAAGCGGGAGCGCATCAAGGCACCCACGTGCTGCACGCCTATTACAAGACCGGCCACGTCGCGATCAGCCCGCTGCACGAAATCGAACTGGCCCGTCTGCCGAGCGGCCAGCGCCGCCCCTTCAAGCTTTTCGATCTCTGGGCACGGTAGACCATGGGCTTCCTCCAATCCGGCGGCACCAACGCCACCGCGACCACCGTCTATACCGGCATCGATCTGCAGACCTCCGCGCAGGGCGTGCCCGTCACCCTGATGTGGGGCAAGAGCCGCTTCGCGCCGAACATCTTCTGGTACAACAACTTCCAGGCGCACAAGCAGTCGTCCAAGGGCGCCGGCGGCAAGGGCGGCGGCAAGGGCAGCGGGAATTACACCTACACCGCCGCGGTGATGCTGGGGCTGTGCGAAGGGCCGATCGACCGCATCGAGGCGGTGTGGATCGACCAGACGGAATGGGGCTACACCGACGGCATCAGCCACGGGCTGGTGCAGACCGGCCTGACCCTGTTCACCGGCACGGTGACGCAGGCCGTGTGGTCCTATCTCACCACCAATTACCCGGCGCAGGCGATCCCCTACGAGGCCCTGTGCTACCTGTGCACCTCGAACTACCAGCTCGGCTCCTCCGCCTCGCTGCCCAACCACAATTTCGAGGTGGCCGGCCCGCTCGCCTATTCCATGGTGGGCAGCGGCGCGCCCGCCGGCGATGCCAACCCGGCCGACATCATTCCGGATTTCCTCACCAACCCGCAATATTCCATCGGGCTCAGTTCGGCGCAGATCGATGCGGCCAGCCTCGCCTTCTACAAGACCTATTGCATCGCGCAGGGCATCTTCCTGTCGCCCGTGCTCGATACCCAGCAGCAGATCAGCGAGACGCTGGACAATTGGGCCAGCCTCACCAACACCTGGATTTTCTGGAGCGGCGGCACGCTGAAATTCGTGCCGCTGGGCGACAGCGCCATCACCAACAACGGCGTCACCTACACGCCCGACCTGACCATCCGGTACGCTCTCACTTACGACGATTTCATCGCCACCAAGGTGAAGCAGGGTTCGTCGAGCGGCGACGGGGCCAGCAAGACCGGCGACGGCGGCCCCATCCAGGTCACCCGCGCGGACCCGGCCGATTGCCCGAACCATGTCAAGATCGAAATCATGGACCGCGGCAACCAATATGCGGCCACGCCGGTGGAATGGCAGGACCAGGGGCTGGTGGACCAGTTCGGCCAGATCGATTCCGACGTCACCGAGGCGCATGAAATCTGCGACCTCGGCATCGCCGCCATCTGCTGCCAGCTGATCGGCCAGCGCGGCGCCTATATCCGCAACACCTATGCGTTCAAGCTGGGCTACGAATTCGGGCTGGTCGAGCCCGGCGACCTCGTCAGCCTCACCGATCCGCATATCGGGATCAATGCGTTCCCGGTTCGCATCCGCTCCATCGACGAGGATGAAAGCGGCAATCTCTCCATCGTCGCCGAAGAATTCCCCGGCGCCATCGGCACGGCGTGATGGTCGGCCAGGTCAGCGCCTCCAGCGGCGGCTACGATCCGTCCATCGACCCCGGGCCCGTCAACCCGCCGGCGATCTTCGAGCCGTCCACCGCCCTGCTCAATGCGAGCTCGCCGCAGGTCTGGGTCGCGGCCAGCGGCGGTCCCGCCTGGGGCGGCTGCATCGCCTCGATCAGCTTCGACGGCGTGAACTACGAATACATCGGCACGATCATGGCCGCCGCCTATCAGGGCGTGCTCACCGCCGATCTCGCCAGCGCCTCCGGGCTCGATACCACGAACACGCTGGCGATCGACCTGACGGAGAGCGCGGGGATATTCCCGACCGCGGCGACCAACGCCGACGCCGCCGCCCTGCGCACGCTCTGTTACGTCTGCGCGGCGTTCGGCTCGGCGCTGTTCAACGCCGGCATTTCCGCGACGGTGATGACCGTCTCCGCCGTCGCGTCGGGCACGCTGGCCGTCGGCGATACGATTTACGCGCCCGGAGTGGCGCAAGGCACCACGATCGAATCCTTCGGGAGCGGCTCGGGCGGCACCGGCACCTACAATCTCTCCGTTTCGCAGACCGTCGCCAGCGAGGCCATGGCGGCAATGGGCGCCGCCGCGACATGCCCGGGCGCCGGCGAACTGCTCGCCTATGGCGCGGTGTCGGCCACCGGCACCTATACCAGCAATCTGACGTATCTCGAGCGCGGCGCCTACGGCACGGCGGGCGGGGCGCATGCCGCGGGCGATTTTTTCAGCCGCATCGATCTGGGCGAAGTGAACACGGCGCCGAATTCCGTGATCGCCTGGACGCTGCCGGCGCAATATATCGGCGCCACGCTCTATCTGAAGTTCCAGAGCTTCAACACCTTCGGCAACGCGCTGGAGGACATCGCCGACGTCACGGAATACACCTACACGCCCAGCGGCCAGGGCTATGGCGGCGGCACGGGCGGCGTGCCGACCGCGCCCACCGGCCTCGCCGGCACGCTCTACGAATACACGGTCTATCTCAACTGGAACGACAATCCCGCGGGCGACAACATCACGCGCTACATCATTCAAAGGGCGCTCCACGGCACCGGCGCGTGGTCGAACATCGCGGCGGCCTACGCCTCGCAATACAATGATTCCGGCGGCCTCTCGAACACGGCCTACGACTACCGCGTCTATGCCGAGAACGCCGTGGGCGGCGGCCCGACCTCGTCCGTCGTCACCGTCACCACCAACAGCAACTTCAACTGAGCGGGAACGCGAATGGCCAACATCGTCCTTCTCGCGCCCGCGCCGAACATGAGCTTCGCGTCGCTGCCCTCGGGCTCGACCTATCTCTCCGACGCGAACGGCCTCGTCCAGATCGGCAACGGCTCGGTCGCGGACCAGGTCGCGCTGGTGAACGCGGGCTGCGTCACGCTCAACCCCGTCCCCGGCGGCGGCTACAATTTCCAGAACGGCACGGCTTACAGCGTGGTCGCGGCCGACAACGGCAACATGCTGCTCTTCACGAGCGCAAGCCCGGTCACCGTCTCGCTGCCCGCCACGCTGCCGGTCGGCTACCGCTGCCGCGTCTTTCAGGCCGGTTCCGGTGCGCTCACCGTGGCGGCCGGAGCCGGCGCGAATGTCGTCTCTCCGATCGGCGTGCTGTCCAGTTCGGTGCAGTATTACGCCTTCGAATGTTCAGTGATCTTCCAGAACGGCGCCAACACGGCGGCCGGCTGGGACGCGATCATCACGCCAACGCCGGGCGTGGGCTCGGGCATCGTCGGCGCACAGACGCTGGCCGACCTCTATTCGCAGGATTCGACAAGCCACTACGCGCAATTCACGAGCGGTAATGTGTACGCCGACGCGGTGTCATTCACCGCCAGCATTGCCACTACCGTTCTCACGGTAACCGGCTCACCAACCGGAACGCTAGCGTGA